ACGAGATCGAGCGCGAGTCAGGCGTGCAGAATCTCAGGCTTCGCTATGACGCCGGCTCGCAAATTGCCTACTGCAATGGACAGATCGACGTCGCATTCCGCGAGTACCGCCAGCTCGGAGGCACCGCCCCGACCCGCGCCGCGCTCATCAAGCAACTGATTTCCGAGGCACAATGAACAACTGCGTAACCTGCGAACACGCGATCTGGCAGAAGACGCCGAGCGGCCGCATCAACTGGAAGAAAGCCGGCAAATGTCGCGCCCCGATGCCGGATCTGACCGCCGTGCTACCCGCTTGCGTTCCGCCTCCGCCGGCAAGCAAGAATAGTATCTGGCCCGACACCTGCACCAACTGCCCGACCTGGATCAAGAAGGAGACCCCGCAATGACCGACTCCGAAGACCTGCGCATCGCCGCGCAACTGCAGAACGAGGCGATCGCAACCGCCGACGACGCACTGCGCAGCGCGAATCTGCCGACAGTAACAGAGACGATCCTCGCGCTCGACGCACTCGCCAGTGCAACCGAAGACCAAGAGATCGCCGACGCACGCAACGCCGCGATTGATATCGTGATGCGAGCGACCGGAACGCGCGAAGCGATGCCTGCATTCTGGATGCAGCGATTTGGCCGCGTGCATCGCACGGCGCGCAGCCCGAAGGAGGTAGCGGCCGAAATCTCGCCTATCTGCGAAATGGAAGACGTCACCCCCATTCATAGCCGCATCAGAGTGCCCGCCGACAAACTAGAAGCCGTGCGCAAAGCCGTCGAGCTCGTGCGCAGTCCCATTCACTACATCGAATACCTGCCCCTGGAGACCGACAAGTGACCCCGCACGTACAACGCGCGTGGGCTCGCCTCACCGCCGACATGAAAGACGGCGCGCACCAGTACGACCACTGGCAAGACGTGCCCAGGCGCGTGCAAGTCGCATACCTCGAGCTCATCGCGAAAGATGACGGCCAACTCACCGAACTCGCCGCGCGGGCCGCCGGCATCGACCTCATGCCAGATGGAGACGGCGCCGACGGATCCCGCTGGGTCGCGCAGCACGTGCGCCTGCCCGACGGCCAATGCGTATGGAACCCGCTTCACAATGATGCGCACGCTTTCCGCCTGGCGGTGCAGCTTTCCCTACTCGATGGACTCGAGCGCCATGCCAGCGCGCTCGCCGCAGAATTCGACTACGACATGGACCCATACGCCGCGACCCGCCGCGCGATCGTCCGCGTGGCCGCAGCACTCGCCAGCTAACCCCGCCCCGCCCCATCCAACCCGGCCGCGTGCCGGGTTTTTTTACGCCCCGCGACTTGCTCAAAAAAGATTAAAAAACCTTGCCACTTTGTACGCCTACGCGCATAATCGTTTTTGAGTAACAACCCCGAGGCGTCCACCATGTTGTTCCGCACGATCGAATACTTCGAAGCACGCGCATTCAGCCTGCGTCCCTTCTACCGATTCGACGTGCGTAGCCGCACGGGCCGCCTCATCGAATCGCATTGCGTCCGCCTCGACGACGTCGTCTGGTGCTAAGGAGACCTGCATGTACACCGTGAAATACCGCGAAGGTAAGCGTTTCATCATCGAGCACTACGACTTCGCCGCATGGCGCGACCACCGCGCCGCGCGCCTCATCATGCGTGGCATCGCCGTCACCCTTTCCAAAATCAAGTAATGAGCACGACAGTCACAAAAGAAACTCCGATGGAGCATTACAGCCTGCGCGGCGATCATAGCGTGTGGGCCACGATCGCCATGCGCGACTATGTGCGCGCCAACAATGCCGGCAACGAGCTGCACGGCGGCGAGATCCTGATCAACTCCGATTTTGGCGAGTACGCCTATTCGTGGGGAAACATGGGCTCCCCGTTGAAGCAGTTCCTTTGCCGTATCGGCCGCAACTACGTGATCGACAAATTCACGAACGGCAAGGACACCGAATTCGACTTTGGCGCGTCGCTCGCGGCCGCGAAGAAGGAGATCCGCCGCATGCGCAAGTCCGGCGAGATCACCCGCACCGCCGCACACGATGCGATGGACGATCTCCCGTCCGACGACACGGGCCAAGACAATTTCATCCGACGCCTATGGGATAACGAGCTATTCGCCGACGGCGACCCGCCGACCTGGCTCGTATGTACCCGCGAGCGGCCGCAGATCACCGGCTTTTACGAACACGTCTGGACGCCGTTCGTCGAGCACCTGCGCGCTGAGCTGGCACAGCAGGAGACGACGTAATGCCGTGTCACCCGATCACCCGCGACCTTGTCGTGCGCGCGCTCGAGCAGCACGGCCCGCTTACCTCCGCGCAGATATCAGAAAAAACCGGCATGCCAAAATTCTCCGTGAACGCCGGCCTCCGCCACGCGCGCGGCGCAGTGCCGAAACTCGTGCGGATCTCCGCATATCATCGCAATATCGTCGTGCGCGGCCGCCTCGCGCCGGTATACGATCTAGGCAGCAAGAAAGATGCAGCGCCGCCGAAGATCGATCCGCAGGATAATAAACGGCGATATCGCGAGAAGAACAGCGCCAAAATCAGGCTCAGCGACCAATTGCGCCGAACCGGCACCGTCAATCCATACCTTCAACTCATTGCACTATGCCCATAAGTACCGAAGAAGCAGCAAAGCGCCAAGGCGTAAGCAAACGTCGAATTCAGCGCCTCATCCAGCAGGACCGGATCCCCGGCGCCGTGCGCATAGGCCGCGACTGGATGGTCCCCGACGACTTCATCATTTTGCCGCCGGACAATCCGACGTCGCACTCCGGCCAGAAGATCCGCACCAAGACGCTGAAGGATTGAGTCGTGACTACAGCATAGCCTGAGTTAAACACACAGGCTATGCAATGGCGACCAAAGTCCCCCAAGACCAGTTTGAGCGCATCGCGCGCAAGCACCAATTCAACGCATACGCGACCGCCAAAGAGCTCGGACTCGATCATTCGAACGTGGTCAAGCGGATGCGACGCCTAAAAGAGCAGATCGGCGAGCAGCCGGCACACGAGCTCGAGCCTGCACCGCCCGGCGCATATCGCGACCCCGCGAACCCGAAGCGCCTTATTCCACTGTCAGAAGATCAGCGCAAGTACCGGGCCGACTGGACTGGCGAGGATTGCATCAACGAGCTACGCCGCGTCGCGATGCTCGACGAATCGCGATCGGTCACGCGTAACTATTTTCGTGTGCACTCGGATATTTCAGAGGCTACGTGGTCAAAGCACTTCGGGTCGTTCCTCGAGTTTAAGCGTCAGGCAGCGCTGATTCTCTCGCGCCATGCACACGGCCTCGAGCGCCACATCGCAAAGCACGCGAGCAAGGACAAGCAGCGCGAGATCAACGTCGAGAAGCGCCAATTCGAGGACGCATACCTCCGCCCCAGCTCAAAGCGGTTTCAAACCGTGCTCGTCGGATCCGACATTCACGACATCGAGTGCGACCCATTCTGGCGCCGTTGCTTCATGGACACCGCCAAGCGTGTACAGCCGGAAAAGATCGTCATTAATGGAGATGCCCTAGACCTCCCGGAATTCTCACGTTACTCGCAGGATCCGCGCGACTGGGACGTGCTGGGCCGGATCAAATGGCTCCATGAATTCCTTGGTGAGCTGCGCATGACGTCGCCAGAGTCGGAGATCGTCTACATCGCCGGCAATCACGAGGAGCGCCTCCTGATTCACCTCAGCGAAGCGACGCCCGCGCTCAAAGTCGTGCTGTCGGATCTGCATGGGTTCACGGTATCGAAGTTGCTCGGACTCGATCAATTCGAGGTGAATTTCATCTCGCGATGCGACTTGTCGACGTTCACGTCGGCAGACATCAAGCGCGAATTGAAGAAGAACCACCACATCATGTATGACTGTCTTCTGGCGCACCACTTCCCTGAAGGTCGCGCAATGGCATACCCAGGATTCAACGGCCATCACCACCGGCACATTTCCTGGTCGAGCTACTCGCCGCAATTCGGTGCGTTCGAATGGCACCAGCTCGGCGCCGGCCACCGCCAAGCCGCGACGTATTGCGCCGGCGAGAAATGGGGAACCGGTTTTCTGCTCGCACACGTCGACACGCACACGAAGCAGACGCAATTCGAATACATCGACGTGCGCGACTTCACCATGATAGGAGGCCGCTTCTACCAGCGGAAAGACGGCGAGATCTGATAGTGGGCACGATCTATCGGATCCGGAACCTGGTCGACGGCAAGGTGTACATCGGCCAGGCCGTCAACGTAAAAAAGCGCATGTATCGCCACTTGTGGGAGTTGCGATCCGATCGGCACACGAACACCCACCTACAGCGAGCATGGAACGCGCGCGGCGAGCACAGTTTCGTTTTCGAGATCGTCGAGGATGACATCGACGTCGCCGAACTCACACAGCGCGAGCAGTATCACATCGATGCGAACCGCTCAGCTATTCAGGAATTCGGCTATAACAAGTCGCCGGCCGCCGGCAGCAATCTAGGCGTGAAGTACAGCGCCGAGTCGCGCCGGAAAATGAGCGAGGCACAGAAGGGACGGACTGTCACAGATGAACACCGCCGACGCATTGCACAATCGCTAACCGGCAAAGTCGCCTCTCCGGAGTCGATCGCTAAGCGCGTCGCGAAGACGAGAGGACAGAAGCGCACGGATGAGACGCGGCGACGGTTGACAGAGGCTCACTGCGCAAGGAATGGAACCGAACCGATCGAGGCATTCGGCAGAACGCAACACGTCAACGATTGGGCCAGGGAATACGGGATGAACGCCGGCACGTTGCGCAACCGACTGAAGCGATCCGGTATGCTGCTCGAGGATGCGTTGACGGAGCCCAGTCACAGGGGGCGCCGAAAAGACTTGATAGCCGCCTAAGCAGCGATCGCGGCCGACTCAGCAGCACGAGCGGCCGCGACATCCATGCAGATCCCGAAGATCAACAACTGGCCGCACCGCTCGAACATCTCCGGATCCTCCGGAAACCAGCCGTGACTCGCTAGAAAGCCCTCCGCATACCGCACCGGCGGAAAATCGACATAGCGCAGCGCCGCGCGCCAGGTCGCATCGATGAACCGATAGATCGCCGCTGTGCGCGAGATCACCGGACCCCACGCCGCAAAGTCTGCGCGCACCTTGTCGCGCAGCGCGCCCTTTTCCCATTCCGTCATCCGCGAGCGCTCGCAGTAGAGATCGAACGCCTCGCGGAAACCGGCCGGAACCGATATTTGCGCTGTCACTGCGATACCGCCGGCGGCGCACCGATCGTCAGCGCCGCGACGCCCGCACCGAACAGCGACTCCTGGCAATGCTGGCACGCGTACGTGTGCCCCTCGACATACGCGTGCGCGCCGCGCGCCAACTCGCCGGCCAGCTTGAGCGCGACTCTCTCAGCATGCCCCTCCTGCTGGCACACCGAGACGCACAAATCGTAACCTACGCCCGTCGGCAGACCCGCGCGCGGGCAGACGGCCTGCGGATTGTGGCACCAGTTTTCGCCGACGATGCGATCGCCGCTCGCGGTTACCAGAGTGCAGCGCACGGTCGTTTTCACGCAAGGACCAATCATTTTCCAATCTCCGCGTCGATGCGCCGCCCGAGCCATTTCATGCCGGGCACCGCCATTGAGTTACCAATCGCCTTGTAGCGCGGACCATCTTTCGCCGGCTTGCCGCGCACCAAGACATCTGTGTGGCCATCCCTGAAGCCCTGCAGGCGCTCGCACTCAACCGGCATGAGTCTGCGCACGCGCATTCCGACCAACGCGCCGTTGTGGCGCCGTGGCCCATTGTTTGCATCTAGCGTTGCATGTACGTCTGAAAGCCGCACCCCAGACTGACTGACCTGAAATGCCAACACTGGTGGCTCAGCTTTCGCCGGTAGCGTGTGGCACAGATCCGGACCGGGGCGGCTGCGATTAGTCGCACTCGTTATCTGGTTTGGATCAAACACGCAAACCGCCTGCGCCTGCGGGCTCGAGCATCCCAGCGCGCCAAACACTTCCGTGCTGCTCACCGGATCTTGTCGCGCATCAAACGCGATCGCTTGCAGCGCAAACGTCTCCACCTCAAAATCAATGCGTTGGCCTTTCGCCGTGAGGCAGGCGGCGACGTCGATGCTTCCGGACGTGTTCCCTCCGCCGTATCCGACAGGCTGAAGGAGCCCGGGAGTACTTCCGCAATCAGGTTGCCCGCGACGGCGGCCAAGGCTTGACGTAATGGTTCCGGCAACGTCTTCTTGCGCTTCTCGGCGCGGCGGAGAATCCCGGCGCACGCCTTCGGACTCAAAAAGTACTGCGGCGGGATCGAATCCGTCTCGAGCACTTGCGATAACGAACACACGACGGCGTCGTTGGGCCACTCCGAAATATTGGGCATCCAAGACCCGCCACGCGATTGCTCTTTGGGGTCCAAGCACATAACCAGCGTTCGACCATCTTTTCCCTGCCGGCTTGAGCGGGCAATCTTCTCCGGCCAGCGCTCCCAAAAAGCATCCAAAGGCGTTGTCGTCGGTGGACAGGACTCCTGGGACGTTTTCCCAAACGATGACTGCGGGAGGCTTTCCTCGAAAAGATCGGGCTGTGTCGATTGCATTGGCGAGCTGGACAAATGAAAGTGTGAGTTGACCGCGCTGATCGGATAGGCCGCCGCGCAGGCCTGCAATACTGAACGCCTGGCACGGCGTGCCGCCTACCAGAACATCGGGTGCAGGCAGGGAACCGGAAATGATTGCCGCCGCGATCGCTGTCATGTCGCCGACATTCTCGACGTCTGGCCAGCGCTGCTTGAGCACCGTCGACGGGAATTTCTCGATCTCAGCGAACCACGCCGCTCGCCAGCCGAGATCCTCCCAAGCGACTGTCGCGGCCTCGATGCCGCTGCATACAGATCCGTACGTCAGTTTTGAGGAGTCCTCAGCGCCTTGCGGCGCCGCGTTGTTTTGCGAGCGTTCCATTTTTAGAATTGCCCTTCCGTTTCCGAGTCGTCCGCCAGGATCGGCCCGAGCGGAATCGTGATGCACTTCGCCTGAATGCCGGCGAACTTCGCGGGTTTGTGCTCGTTGCGCGTGGCGCCCTTGATACGCAGCAGCGCGCCGCGCAGATCCGCCTCGAACGGTGTGCCGGACACCAGCGAGCGCAACTGTTCGGACTTGTTCGCGATCAGCAGCACCGTCTCACGTACCTTCATGCCGTGACGACCGAGCAGCGCGTCGGCATCGCTTTTCGTGACTACGCCGACCTCCGGGCCGGCCGAAGCCTTGACGAGCTCGCCGACCGAGTAGCGTGCGCCCTGGTGTTGGATCAGCGCGGACATGAGCGTGCCGAGCGCACCTTGCGCCTCGTCCGTCTCGTTGTTCTCGCGATGCTCCGACCAGTCGAAACCCTCGATCATCTCGTCAGCCTGCTCCGGCGTCGCCTCATCGCTGCACATCAGCGACCAGCAGCCGGCCAGCAGCGTGCCGTACTGATCGCCCTCGCGTTGCGATCCGAAACGCTTGGCCGCCACCGATGCGAACACCTCGATATTTTTCTGGATCACTGGCAGCATGTTGAGCGCACGGCGCATGAGGCGCGCGGCGATCGTCTCGTCGCTCTTGATCGTCACATACAGATCGTCCTTGAGCTTTTTCCAGCCGTCGGCCGCGTTATCATCCTCGCGCTTCGGACGCAGAGACATGACCGTCAGACGCTCGACGTCGGCTTGATGCTTGATCGCGACCTGGATCGACGCCAGGCAGAACATTGAGCGGATATGGAACGACATGGCCTCACCGCCGGCCGTGCCCTTGAGCGTGCGCGCTTCAGATTCCGTCGACGCCTGGCGGATCAGAGACAGCACGTTCTGGATCCGGCGGATGTCGCCCTCCTCATTCGATTCAGACTCGTCGAACAGCACCGGACGCGCGTCGTTCTTGAGCCACTGGCGCACACCCGCCTCCGAGCTATTACCCTGAGCGAACAGCGACGAGCCATTCATCAACGGGAAAACGTACTCGTTCAAGATACTGCTCTTGCCGCAGCCGGCGCCACCAGTCAACCAAATGTGCGGGCGCCAGCGCAGCGCGCCACAGATCGGCGCTAGCATCGCAAACCCGGCGAGCAGCGCGGCAGAACCCGGCATCGTCCAACGGAATTGCGTGGCGAGCTGGAACAGCTTGACGCCGTCCTCATCGCTCAGCGGATCCGCCGACGGCTCCGGCATCGCGATATCGATCCCGTAAGCGAAACGCGACTTGATGTCTTCCAGCTCCACAGATGCGCCGTCGACCGTCAGCCGGCCGCCGTGATGGAACACAACGCGGCCCTCGTCGAGCCATGCGCCGCGTCCGCGCCGGCGGCTATTGTCGTAGACACCTTCGGCATAGCATGCGCGCATCATGAAATTCAGCGCCGCTTTGCCGTTGATCCCGCCCTGCTTGCCGTTATTGAAATGGGTTTCCCACCACATCAGCGGCGCAATGCCGAGCATGAACTTTTCGGTCAGCTCGCGCTCGTTGCGCTCCTTGACCTGCTTCGATTCGTTGTGGAAGAAGAAATATTTGTCTTCCTTGTAGCCGAGGCAGCGGAAATAACGATTGTCCGTCGGCATGTCGACCTCGTCGTCGACGCTCGAGCTCGCCGGCGGATTCGACTCAAAGAACATCACGCCCGGCATGTCGCCTGGAGCGTCGAGCACATCTGCGCCCGGCATGTCTTCCCACGGCGGAACGTCGGCCGCGTTGGCGGGCTCGCGCACCTCGACCGGCTCGACCACCGGCGCCGGCGGATTCAGCGTGTCAGCGATCGCGCTGCGCACCGCGTCGGCACCCTCGAGCGTCATCAAGTCGTTAAAGTCGTTCGGCCCGCGAATCTTGCCATCAGGATTGGCAACACCCAGCGCCGCGTCGAACGCCGGCAGCGCGATCAGCGCGCCGACCGCCTCGCGCACCTCGCGCGCACGCGTCAGACCGGGATTCTCGACCGGCTTGAGTGTCCACTGATCGTTGTCCGCGCACACGATAATCGTCGCGTCAGGAAATGCACCGCGCATGAACTCCGCCACCGGAAGCAGGTTCGGCGCATCGAATGCGACGATTACGGCGTGCCCGGTTGCCTCGTGCAGCGTCGCGCCGGTCGCGTAGCCTTCACAGATCAGAATGACCGACTTGCCCTCGTGCTCGAGGGGTTTGCCGAACGAGAAGTAATGCCCGTGCTTATTCGCGCCCGACAGATAGTCCTTGTCGCGGCCGAGCTTCTTGCTGTCCGGCAGGATTGCCTGCAGCGAGTGAATGACCTTGCGCGACCAGATCGGAATCAGCAGCGCATTATTCGAGATGAGCGACACCTCGCCCGTATCCTGATCGACCTTTTCCCACGTGCCGACGCGCAGACCATACGACTGAATGCCCTTGCGCTTCAGGTACGGATGATCGTCGCCCTCGATCGGCGCCGCCGCGTCCCAAATGCGATTCGCCAGCGCGGCGGCCTTCGCATGCCGTTCTGCCGTCTCCGCCTCGCGCCGCGCGCGCTCCGCTTCCATCTTTTCGCGATAAGCGCGCTTTTCCTCCGCCGTCATCTGAGGACGGTCGACCTTCATCGCCCACGAGAACGACGCATCATGCCCATACTTGCCGTTGTGGCCGTACTTGCCGGCCGGGCGGTCGTCGACGTGCAGGACGTACCAGGCGTCTTTTACATTCTTGCCGTCGCCATCCGCATGAATTCGGTGCAGCTTTCCATCGGCGACAATATCCGCCGGATCGACGCGGATGTCCTGATTGAACATCGCATCGACGAATTCCTCGATTGCCTGCGTTTCATGCACCACCACTCAACCCCCGTAACTCAAAACCTAGGGCGCAATTGTACGCCAACGCGCGCCCGCCGATAATCTTTTTTGATTAAGTCACAGGAGGTTTTGACGCACCGGCTTTTGCGGCCGGTAGTCGGCGACGATCTTACGCGCGGCCTCTGCTGAATTCGCGAAACCCGCGATTCCACCAGCATTTTTGACGACCTGCGTGAAATTTATCTGGCCCTTGCGCTTGTTGCCGCCGCCGGACTCCTTCATCTCGATTGCCGTGAAGACCGCGACCTCGCATCCGACCATTTCCTCAGTAATGATCAAGCGAGTCCACCCGAGCGTATCGCTCGTGCCCTCGATCGGATCGCCCTTCGGATCCGCAAGGCCCAGCGCGACCGGCCGCGCGTTCGGCACCAGCACGGATCCGTCTACCAGCCGTTGCGGTTTGCCGCCGCCCGACAGCCATGCCTTGCCCGTGTTGACGCGGAACAGTGTCGTGCCGAGCGACGAGACGGCGAGCCACGCGCTGCGCAGTACGTTGGACTCTTTCATGCGGCCGCCGCGTTCGATTCAGCGATCAGGCGCGCGTCGAGCTCGAGCGCGGCGTGATGCTCCATCGCCGCATCCGGCGCCGGCGCGAGCCACTTCGACGGACGATCGTCGCCCTCCGGATAGGTGCGCACGAACGTGAGCAGCATGACGATATTGCAAAGGAAGTGCCCACGGTGCGGCAGATGCGACTCGCCGTCGTTCGGCTCGCCGGCCATCATGCCGAACAGAACATGACGCGCGGCGCACGCGATCGGCACGCTCCACTGCATCCCTTTGGCCCAGTTCCATTCGGCGTATTTTTTCCGGCCGTAGTCGAAGACCGCAGCGCACTCGCCCCATGCCGGGCCGATCGCGGCGATCGCCTCGAGCAAGTCGGCCTCAGTTCCGCCCTCCTGGAAGGCCGCCAGCGCGTACAGAGCATCGATCTCCGCGCCGTACCGCGCGCGGCCGCGTACGTGCTCGCTATGCTGTGCAATGGTCCGCAGAGGGATCAGTTCAAGTGGGATTTTGCCGGCGTTGTATCGGGCGCCGGCGCCCTTCGTTTCGGCGTTGACGTCGCCGATTCCGTGCTGATGATTCGCGATGGTCTGCATAGTCTCTCGAGGCGTGATGGTTGACGAACACGCCCCGAGACGAGACCTTTAGAACGGCATGTCTCCGTCGTCGACGGTAGACTTGCTGTTCTGCGGAGGAGTCGGCGCAGGGCGTTGCTGGCGAGTGGACGAATTATTCGTGTCACGACCGCCGCCCGAATCACCCTTTCCGCCGAGCATCTGCATCTGCTCTGCAACGATCTCCGTTGAGTACTGATCCTTGCCCTCCTTGTCCTGCCACTTGCGCGTTTTGATGCGCCCCTCGAGATAGATCGAAGATCCCTTTTTCAGATACTCGTTGACCACCTCAGCCAGGCGACCGAAGAACGACACGCGATGCCATTCCGTGACTTCCTTCATCTCGCCGCTTGCCTTGTCCTTGTAGCGATCGGTAGTCGCAAGGCGAATGTTTGCGACAGCATCGCCACTAGGCAAATACTTCACCTCCGGATCCGCGCCGAGGTTCCCCACCAGAATTACTTTATTCACTGATGCCATGACTCTATTTCCCTTCTATGAATGATTGACGCTCAAACGAGCGCCGGTTTTTCTTCGGCGACAGGCGCCAGCGTGCGCTGCATGAATTCTTTGAACTTCGCATACTCAGCCTCAGCCGGCGAGTTGAATACGTCGTATGCGATCTGTTCTTTCTCGACGAGATCCAGCAGCTTTTCGCGCCACTCCTTCAGCTCCTTTGGCTTCATCGACTTGACTGCATGGAACGGCTTGCCGAACTCAGCAAGGACCGTCTTGCCGGACCGCGCGCGCCACGCGTCGAGACCCATCTCGAGACTGGCGATCATCGACGCCTTTTCCTCGCGTGCCTTGACGATCTTTTCGGCGCGGCCCCGCGAATACCCGAGTTTCTCGACCATCTCGTCGACGGACTGCGCGCGCCCCTGATCCTCGCGCTTCTTCTGGTTCAGCGCGGCCGCCATCTCCGGCGTGATCTTGCCGAGCTTGCCCTCGACCTGCTCGAGCACGCGCGGGCCGATGATCGGATACTCAAACTTGCAGACTGGGCACACCGGCGCCGGCTCGTGCACATGGAAGCACTTCGGGCACTGCTTGACGGGAAAGGTTTCTTCCTCCTCCTTCGCCTTGCCCTTGCCCTTCTTGCGACCGTCGAGCGTCCACTCGCGATCCTCGTTCGGCATGCCGTGCTTACGCTTGAATTCCCCGTCGACCATGCGGCCGACGTTGCCGACGTGATCGAGCAGCCACGCCTCAGTCTTGCCATCCTCCGGACGCTCGACGCGGCCCACCTGCTGCAGAAACAGCGATTCCGACGCTGTCGGCCGGAGCATGATGCAGCACTGCAGCGCCGGCAAGTCATACCCCTCCGACACCAGATCCACCGTGCACGCGCCCTGGAGATCGCCGGACTTCAGGCGCTTGTTCACCGCCGTGCGCTCCGCATCGCTCATATGCGGCTCGCCCACAAGCAGCGCGAAGCGATAGCCCGCTGCGTTGAACTCGTCGGCGACGTGCTGCGCGTGCTTGACGCTGGCACAGAACGCGATCGCGCGCGCACCCGGGCAGATCTCCGTGTAATGCGCGACGGCCGAGCCGGTGATATGCGGTTTGTCGACGCGATCCGCGACCTCCGCCGCGTTGTATTCGCCGTCCTTGTTCTTGCCGACGCCCTGCAAATCCGGCTGATCGAACGACGAATAGACCGTCGACGCAATCAGATTCTTGCGATCGATCAGCTCCGGCTTGGACGGTCCGAGCACCATAGACTTGAAGACGCCGCCGGCATGCTCGCCTAGCCCCTTGCCATCGGTGCGCACGGGCGTAGCCGTGACGCCAAGCATAGGCGGACGTCCGAGCATGTTGAACGCGCGCCCCCACTTGTTATCCGCGATGACGTGATGCGCCTCATCAAAAATGACCAAGCCGAATTTCATCGGGGTTTTTTTGAGACGAATCAGGAGCGTGTCGATACTGGCGACCTGGATCAACTGCGTCGCATCCGGCGTGAAGTGCGGCGAAATCATCCCGTGCTTGATCCCAAGCGAACGCAGCGACGCGGACGCCTGCAGGAGGAGCTCCTTACGATGGACGATGATGCAGACAGGAGTGCCGCGCGCGGCAGCGCTGGATGCGATGTAGCTGAAGGTGTATGTCTTGCCGCCGCCAGCGGGCAGCACGAAAAGGACTGGATGCTGGCCAGCACGGAATTCCGCACGGACCTCGTCGACAGCGGACTGTTGGTAGTCCCGAAGTGCAATGCTCGTCATAGATATAAAAATGAAGGCACAGAGATAAAAGGAAGGGTCTGCGCCCCGGTTAATGGAATTCCAATGCTGCAGTCACGACTATTCGTCGTTGGCTAGCTTCCGTGCGTTGCGTGCGGCCGCGATCTCAGCCTTTCGATCCGCGATGATCTGCTCCATCTGGTCGACGAGCTGGATTGTCTTCGGCACTTCGCCCTTACGCCAACGGTCCGGCGTGGCGCGCGATATGCCGCCGATCTCACAGATCGAAGTGAAGTTGAGCCCCACCTTTCGCGCGTCTTCTTCAATCTTTGCGACGCGTTCCCGGAAAACCTCACCAAAAGACTTGCTAGACATTGCTTTCTTCCTTTTATGTTATCGAAACGATTGTATCAAAAATGAGTAAGTGGCGTAAGATTGCCACGACATCTTGCGCGCCGCAATAGCTCCGTCCCTATATTACGTTTGGTAACGAACAAAACATTTGACCCTGTTGCAACTTACTCAAAAATAGAGCAGAATCCCGCCGCGACTTAACTATTTTTGAGGAAGTTACCAGATGCGAACCCGCCCTCCCATTGACCCGGCTCGCCTCATCGGCCATGTCGATATCTCAAACGACGACTACCACGCCGGCCCGGGCATTTCAAAGTCGCACCTGGACGTCGTAGCAGAGCAATCGATGCTCCATTACTGGCAGCAGTACGTGAACCCGAACCGGCCGCCGGCGGAAACTACGGACGCCCTTGTGATCGGCAGTGCGACGCACTCCGCGATCCTAGAGCCCGACCTGTTCACGTCTGAATATGTCGAGTCCCCCTCGTTCAACATGCGCACGAAGGACGGCAAACAGATGTTCGCCAACTTCGTCGAGGAGAACCCGGGTAAGCAAATCCTGCATCCCGAGGACTACAAAACGTGCCTCGACATCCGCGACGCCGTCCATCGCCATCCGGTCGCGCCCGGCCTCCTCAAAAATGGCAAGAGTGAACAATCCTTCTACGTCGTCGACCAGGAAACCGGCGAACTGATCAAGTGCCGATTCGACTTCCTGCAGGACGGCGGCGCCATCGCGCTCGACGTTAAGACTGCGAAGGACGCGAGCCCACGCGGATTCGGCAAGGACGCGGCGAATTACCGCTACGACATCGCACCAGCCTGGTACTTCGACGTCCTGCGTCAGCTCTACGGCGAAGTCCCGAAGCACTGGGTTTGGCTCGTCGTCGAGAAGGTTGCGCCGTTTGCCATAGGCATTTACTACGCCCGCCCGTCCGACATCATCCGCGCGCACGAATGCGCCCGGCGCGATTTTAACCGCATTGTGTTAGCTAAAAAAGAGAATCACTGGCCCGACTACGGATGGGAAGCCCAACCCCTCGAATTCCCCGGCTGGATGAAGCGCTAGAACCCCACTTCTAATACAGGACATACAGAAAAATGAAGATCGAACACGTAAAAATTTCCTCAATATTGGGTATTGACCACCTGGAATTCTCCCCGGCCGGCTTCACCGAGATATCCGGCCGCAACGGCAGCGGCAAGACGTCCGTGCTCGAGGCGATCAAGGCCACGATCAAAGGTGGCCACGATGCGACGCTCCTGCGCAACGGATCGGACAAGGGTGAAGTCGTTTTCGTGCTCGACGACGGTACCAGCATCAAGCGCCGCGTCGGCCCGAACACCAGCACGACCGACGTGACGCGCGACGGCAAGAAAGTGCCGCGCCCGCAGGAAGCTATCCAAGCGCTTACGGACATGCTTTCAGTCAACCCTGTTGACTTTCTCCGCGCGGCGAAGAAGGACCGCGTTCGCGTGCTGCTCGAGGCAATGCCGATCGAGCTCGACATCGCGAAACTCAGCGAACTCTCCGGAATCGAGGTGAGCGCACAGCCGGGCCTGCACGCGCTGCACGTGATCGAGACGATCGCCAAGCAGGTGTATGACCTGCGCACCGGATCGAACCGCGCGATCAAAGAGAAAGAGGCAACGATCAATCAGCTCCGCCAGGCGATCCCGGCCGCGCCCGCCGGCCTCGACGGCGACGAGAACGCGCTCATGGCGAAAATCACCGAGATCGACGACGCCAAGCAGGCCGAAATGGACCGCATCGCGACGAAACTCGTCGGGATCCGTGAGGAAACGCAGAAGAAGATCGACACTCTGCGCGCCGACCTGCAGACGCAGATTGACAAGTTGAAGGCAGATGCACAGGCTGAAGCGGACAAGATCAAAGACGCACTGAACGCAACCGAAGCCGCCGCCGCCACACAGCGCGAGCGCTCGACACAGCGATTCGCCGACGAACGTGCGCCAGTCGCGCAGCACCTCGCCATGATCCGCGAAAACCGCGACCTGCACGCACGCCGTGCACAAACGCTCGATACGATCGAAATCCTTTCGACGGAGCTCGGCGAGCTGCAGGAGGAAACCGCCGGGCACACGGCCGCGCTCGAAGGCATGGCGCAATACAAGTCGGATCTGCTGGCAAACCTGCCGATCCCCGGCGTCGAGGTGAAAGACGGCGAGATCTACCGCAACGGCATCCCGCTCGACCGCCTCAACACGGCGCAACAGGTGGATATCGCTGTCGAAGTCGCGATGCTCCGCGCCGGCTCGCTTGGGGTCCTATGCGTGGACGGGATCGAGACCTTAGACACCGGCGCATACGAAGCATTCCGCGACCGCGCAATCGATAGCGGACTGCAAATGTTCGTCACCAAAGTGACCGATGACGCATTCGCCATCACTTCGCAATCCTGATCCAAACAAATTTCCAACACAAACGGACTTGATCAAATATAATCAAGTCCACTTTTAGCCCTGGAGTAAAAATGTCGTCTGAAATTCAACGTGCTGAACAGAGCAGCCCGTTCCAACGCATGATGCAAACCGCCACCGGCAGCAACATCGGCGCCGTCTCGATCGAATCGGAACGCGCGATTGCCGAAGCACGCGGACAGATGCAACTCGCGAAGATGTTCCCGCGCGATCTGAACGCGGCGTATGCCGAAATGATGGATGCCTGCAAGCTCCAGGCACTCGCCAAAGTGGCGTTCTATTCGGTACCGCAAGGCGGACAGAAAGTGACCGGCCCGTCGATCCGCCTCGCAGAGGAGATCGCGCGCATTTACGGCAACTTTGAATTCGGCCACCGCGAACTGTCGCGCATCGAAGCGACGCCCGACTCGTTCGGCAAGAGCGAAATCGAGGTGTACGCCTGGGACAAGGAGAAGAACAACCGCTCGATTCGTCAGATCACCGTCCTGCACGTGCTCGACACCAAGGACGGCCCGCGCAAACTGCGCGACCAGAAGGACGTCGACAACAAGATCGCGAACGTCGCCAGCAAGCAGGCACGCGGCCGGATCCTCGCATTGTTGCCGAAGTGGCTGATCGAAGCCGCTCAGGACGAATGCCGCAAGACGCTCGCCGGCGACAACACCGAGCCGCTCGCCGTGCGCGTGCGCAAGATGACGCAGGCGTTTGCCGCATACGGCGTTACACCGGCTCACCTCGAGGCATACCTCAAAACGAAGCTCGACGCCGTCCTGGTCGACCAACTCATCGACCTCACCGGCGTGTACAACGCGCTGCGCGAAGGCACCCCGGCATCGGATTTCTTCGGCGATAGCGCCGCCAGCACGACGGACGCAGCCGCATCCGAACTCACGGCGCAAGCTAAGGGAGCACTCGCCGAGGCGACGAAGGCCGCACCGAAGGCAGCGCGCGCACCGAAGGCAGCAGCCGCCGCCGCGCCCGCAGCAGAGGAACCGAAGGCCGAGGCGCAGCAGGCAGCGCAAGAGCAACCGAAGGAAGAAGCACCGGCGGAAGCAGAAGCGCCCGCAGAGCAAGCAGCAGCCGCAGCACCCGCAGCAGCAGCACCCGCCGACGTTTTCTAATCGGCACGCAGCATAGCCAGACCACGAGGCGCCCGGATCCCCCGGGCGTCTTTTACAAGGTTTCACGCGAAAGAGACCAACATGCCGAAACTCACAAAAAAAATCGTTGAAGACACCCAAACCACCGACAAAGACGTCTGGATCTGGTGCAGCGAATTGCCAGGATTCGGCATGCGAGTCCAGCCGAGCGGCCGTAAGACGTTTGTGACGCGGTACCGCACCGCCGCCGGCACGCAGCGCAAGACGACGATCGCGCGATGCAGCGACGTCACCGCCGACAAGGCGCGCGAGCTCGCACGAAAGACATTCTCCGCCGTCGCCGAGGGAAAGGATCCGGCCGCCGAAAAGCACGCGCTGAAGAATGCGCCCACCGTCGATGAGCTGCGCGCGCGGTACATGCGCGAGCACGCTGCACCGTTCAAGAAGTCCGGCAGCATCACGAATGACGAGATGCTTTGGCGCCTGCACGTGATCCCCGCGCTTGGCAAGAAGCGCGTCGACGCCGTCACGCGCGCCGACATCCTTGCGATGCACGGCAGCCTCGCAGACAAGCCCGCGACCGCAAACGCATGCGTGGCCCTGCTCAGCAAAGCATTTAACCTCGCCGAATTGTGGGAGTGGCGCACCACAGCGAACCCGTGCCGCCAGGTGAAGAAATTCAAGATCCGCGAGCGCGAGACCATCCTCACGCATGAGCAGATCGGCCGCCTCAACGAAACGCTTAACGACATGGCGGCAAAGGACGAGATCCCGCAATCAATGGCCGACCTCGTGCGCCTGCTCCTCATCACCGGATGCCGCCTGAACGAGATCATGAGCGCGCGCCAGTCCTGGGTCGATCGCAGCCGCAGCCTCCTCCTGCTTCCCGACAGCAAAGTCGGACAGCGACGCATCGCACTTTCGTCCGCCGCGATGGAGATCATCGACTCGATACCCGCCGGCGAGTGGCTGATCCCTGGCCGCACCGACCTCGAGCACCTGAAGCACCCGCACGGCATGTTCACGCGGATCAAGGCGCGCGCGCAGCTACCCGCTGACCTGCGGCCGCATGACCTCCGCCACACGGCCGGATCACTGGCGCATATGGCCGGCCTCACGCAGAAGCAAGTCGCGACCATGCTTGGTCATCGACAGATTGCAACAACCGCCCGCTACCTGCACGGATTTGCCGGCGACGACGCTCGATCCGTCAACATCGTCGGCAACGTCATATCGGCCAATTTCAAGCGGCCGCCGCAGCAAGTCGCAGCGTGAAACGAGCCCGGCACAGACCGGGCTTTTTTTTCATCTTAGACTAGACCACATACTCATTTTTGAGTAAGATTCGCTTACTCAAAAAAGAGGAACACACCATGAAGTCGGGACAGCAAAATAACCATCACGCGCAGCGCCTCGCGAACACGTCCGGCGCCGTCCATCACATGATCCTAATCGGTACCGCAGATAGCCTGATCGAACTGCGCGCCCGCAATGAACAACGCCTGGCGATCGCCAAGCAACAGCGCCAGGGACAGCAAGTCTACCGGCATGAACAGAACGATTAAGAGGGTAAGGGAATGTCAGTAGAAGATTTGGCGCAGGTTGTTGAGGCGCAAGAGTGGGCTCGAAATAACCGTGTGCGTCCGCCAGCGCCAGTCTATGCACCGGGCGACGAGAAGTACGGCCCGGCGGAGTGTGAGGAGTGTGAGATCGAGCTCCCGGAGCTTCGCCGCGCAATGGGCCGATGCATGTGCGTCGACTGCACCGATCGAGATGCACTCCGCAAAAAGATACGAGGCGCCTAAGCGCCCCGTTCAGATCCAGACCAGCCCGCTTATTGCGGGCTTTTTTGCGCCTGCTCAGTTGGGTTCTGCACGTGCCAGTCGATCAGCGCGTTGAGCTGATTCCGGCAATCAGCATACTGCCCTGCGTTTTCGACGGCGTTACCGAGGACGTCTTGAGTTGAAACGGTTGACCTAACAAGATCGGCATCGGCGGCCGAACCAGAAGGGACGCCGGCGGCTGCGGACACGTCATGTTTGACGGTAGGATCGAGGGCGTCGTCGAGCAGCCGGACAAAGCCCCAAGTGTAAATGCCAACAGGCAGAGGAATAGACGGCGCACCGGCAGTCTCCTTATAAACGGTAGTCACTTTCGGGATTTCCTTCACAACCGTCAATGTGACCGTCTTGACGTTTGCTTTCTCAACCTCTAGATCCGCCGCCAGCTTGTTACCGCGCGAATTGGCGACGTCAATCTTTCCTTGCCAGGCGTCATCCGCCTTTTTCTGTGCGGCCGCATACGTCGCTGCGTCGCGCGCGCCGCGCGTGCTGTCACCTTCGTAATAGCCGAATGCGCCGGCCGCGCCGATCGCGAGCACTACGCCCAGCAGCGCCCACGGAAGGAAGGAGCCTCCGCCGGCGGCCTTTGCCACATCTGCCACTACATCACTCATGATTGCCCCTCAAATCGTCCGTACGCGCCTTGAATGCCACGCCACCGGCGAGCATCGCCATACCACCGAACATCGCCGCGAACCCGGTACCGAACGCCATCGGATCCCAGTGACCATGAAACGCCGCCCATACGGAATTGCCGATGAATGCCGGAATACCCGTCACCGACAGCGCGGCGCCGCCGCATCGGAACGGGCAGAAACTCGTCCCGTCGTTTTCCGTCAGACAGTCGTGAATCAGCTTTTTGATCTGTGCCAGCACGTCACACTCCCAAGGTTTTTTGTGCCCGCGCATAAGCCGCGAGGCGATCGGCTTGGCCGATAGGCGTCGCCGGCGAATTCGGATTGCCCAGGTTGATCGCCTTGCTGATAGCCGTGATCTGGCCGGCATCGGCGAACTTGTTCAGGTGATTCACGGACCAGAACCACGCGGCCGACAGCGCACCCGCCTGCGGTTGCTCGAGCAGCTCCGGATGCGAGACCAGGTCCATGCCGATTGCAGCCGCGCATGCCGTGTAATTGGCCCGCCCCGTGATCTGTATCGGGCCGCGCCCACGGAACATCCAGCCATCGCCGCTCGCCTCGTTGCCGTTGCCGTTGCGGTCCGCATAGCAGTTATTCGCAATCGCCTGCGGATTGCGATTCAGGCGCAGCGCCAGCGCGTTCGGAGCTCCGCCACGCTTGCCCGTTACCGAGTAACGGTCCCAGGTGTTGGCGAGACCCTGCGCGCCGTAGTTCAGGTTTTCAACGTGAGCATTCAGGCCGGCGCTTTCGACGCCAATCTCAGCGAGGAACGCAGCGACGCGCAGAGGCGTATTGATCTCGAAGCGATCGCAAGCAGCTTGCAGCGGGCCGAGCCAGAGCACTGCATCCGACGCGGACGCGCCACATACGTCCTGGATTATAGGAGCAGTCAGATTCATGGCTTATCGGCCTTCCCGTCAAGACGGCGATGCAGGCTATCGAGTTTGTTAGAGAAGTCGCGGTTCATATCGCGGATACCTTCCGTGAGACTTTTGATCGCCTGATTCAGCCCTTCAATCGCCTGCGTGAGCGCGCCTTGAGTCACGTAGTGCTCAGCGACATAGAGCTTGTAGTCCGAGAGCTCGCGCGAGATTGCATCGCTTTTCTGGTCTGCATCTTTAGCCGCCTTCGCCGCCGCCCTATTGCCCTCGTCCGCTTTCTTGCGAACATCGAGATACAAGAACCAGAGCACTGTGCCTATACCTGCCAATAGCAGCCCGCACGCCGTCACTGCTACCGTCGTCCAATCCATTTCCTTCCCCATTCAAAACAAGCCGTCATGAACCGATTCTCGTGTCACGACACCGCTTAATCAGCCTCGCTGCCCTCAGTCGGTTGAATGCTGTTGGTGCAGTGATTCGTGTTGAGCCAGTTCAGGACGACGCACATGAGGCGACAGCCCGCGCACTTGCCGAGCTTCACGTTTTTTCCGAAGACAGACGACAGCCGTTCGCGCGGATCGCCAAAGCGCGCCGAGGGATCGGGGCAAAGGAGGAGATTCAGGAGAGGACCGGCGACAGCGTTTGCCGCTTGGTCGAGGATGAGGAGAAGATTCCAGAAATACCGAGCCATTCGATCCGCCTATGCCGAGGACATGGTCAGATGATGTCGTCACGACTACCAGGTGCAGTTCTGACTGTTTTCCGCTCCTGTGGCAAAATGCGATCTCCGCCACAGGGATACAGAGGGAAAAATGGAATGGATTGATGCGAATGAGAATCCACCGACCGCATACGATGACTATGTATGCTTGGTGCGAGGAAAAATGGCCGTAGCGACACTTCGCGAATATCTCTATGACGTGAAGCGGCCGAATTGGAGCGTCGAGGGCGTGACGCATTACCTGAAGGATGTGCCACTGCCCCCTTACGAAGGTTCTAGATAGTGTGCAAGTTGGCGATTACAGCGGGGCAGGAGGAGCAGGAGATAGCGCCTGAACCTCCGGAATCATTGCGGCGTAATACGACACATACCGGCTATCGGAAAGGGGTACTTGCTCCTGATGCGGCCAGGTATCGGTAGATTGTTCCCACCACGACCAGCCGCAGACCTGCGTAAGCGCCCCGTCTGAAAACTGCAACCAGATTTTTTCCATTCTTAAATCTCGTAAGAGTTGACAACAACCGTGTATGTGGGCGTCCCGGTGTTGACGGTCGAACTGTAGAACATGCGCTGCGACGTGCTGAGTTTCATTCGGGTAATCAGCACCTTGTTTGAAGCGGCGCCAGTGGTGGCGATACCAACATCTTGCGCGCCAGTGCCGGCTATGCTCGAATAAACCGTCAAAGTAACTGTGCCTGCGGCAGAGTTGGCCGCAGTAATCGAGCCAGAAAAACTCTTGGCATTCAGCGGCACGGCCAAATTGTTCACCATCGTCGGCGTCGCCGCGACGGTATTCGTCGACATAGCGGTGACGCCGACGATGTCAACTGAGCGATCCGTCACCGTGCAAGGCACAATCAGCCCGGACGCATTCGTGGGAAGTACCGTCAGCAACGCGCTCATTGTGTAACCGGACGGCATATTGGCGCCCGTGTACGTTTCATTCAGCAGCGATGATGCATTTACGCCCAACACTGCTTCGGTCGAAGTTGTCGGGTTATAAATGGCATAAATACCGACAAATCCAGATACGGGAAGGCTACCCGTATCCATCCCGTTTGCGCCAGTATGGGTGCCGTCGAAAGTGACGTTTAGCCCGGCGATCGTCGCTTTCAGGCCGCCAATCAATATGGATTCAACTTGAACTTCGGCCGCCGCAACAACAATCGCAGAACCCGCCGAAGTCAGGCGCATCGAAAGATTGCGCACTAAACCAACAACGCCAGTAAGTTGCCCAAACTGAACGGCCTGATTGCTTGCAGTAGCAGGGGCGACCGCAAAGACCTGTGATGCGCTTCCGTTTAACGCTGCAAAGCCACTCGTAATGGCATTAACTGCAGCCGTGACGAATGCGGTGTTTGAGACCTTGGTCGAGTTGTCGCCTGCCGTCGGCGTCGGCGTCGTAGGCGTTCCGGTCAGCGCGACGTTGACGAAGTCATTAGTCTGCAACTGCACGTTAGTCCCGTCCGAGAACACCTCGACGGACTTGCCCTGTGTGACAGCGACGCCGGATCCGGCCGCCGTCTTGATCGTCAGCGTGAACGCGCCAGTCGTGGCGTTCCAAACCGTCCACTGACCAGTCGGCGCCGGCACGATAACGGAAATGTTCGCCGTGAGCGCGCCCGTGAACTTCAGGGTGCCTCGCCCGGCCTCGATCGCCGTGAGCGTCACGTTTGCGCCGCCGGCGACGCTCTTGGTCGTGATCCCATTGACCGTGCCTTGCACGAACGCAGTCGTCGGGACATTCGTCGAATTGTCGCCGATCGCCGGTGACGATTGCAGCGTCGGCGTGCCCGTGAAACTCGGCGAGTCGAGCGGCGCCACCGTCGGCGGAATGAACGTCCCAGCATCGAGAGCGTCGACGTGTTGCTTCAGATACGCGGTACGATTCGCCAGGCTAAGCAGCGGTTTATTCGACACCGCACCGACGCCGCCGTCTACCGGATCGATAATCTCGAGCTGGTAAATCCCCGCGTCATATACTGGCAGTTCAGGTTGATTCGCCATCCCTCAGTCCTTAGAACGAAATCGTCCACGTACCCGAGAACGTCAGGTCCGTGTCTTTGTTGAGCGGCGCCGTCCGCGTTTTCCGCGCATACAGCGCGCCACTGGCAGTAAGCAGTCCGAATTCAGAAATAGCCTTTCCGTTCGCCTCGCCAGTGCCGAGCGAGAACGCATACTGGACTTGGTTCGTCTGCGGATAGGAGTGGCCGTCTACAGCCTTGATATACGCGCTGGTGAGCACCGAGTTGCTGAACACAGGTGCAACCGCGCTCGTGCCGAACCCGATCTGCGTAACGCTCTGCCCAGTCACGTCGCCGCCGAGCAGCCTGGCGTGCGCCTGTTGCGAGCCGATTACGACCAGGTTCTTTTCTTCGAATACTTCGATGAGCTTGCCGGCGCGGCGAACTTCCAGGTAGAAGTCGCCGCGCGGCTTACGCTCAAAATCATCCCGTAGGGAAAGGTTCATCCACGCCTCCATTCTATTAATGGAGTGTGCTGTCACGACCGAATTACAAGGACTCCACGACAGTAGTTCCGCCCACTCTGAATATCGAACCGTCGTACCGTCGAACTCCGTTGTAGCGGTAGTCGTAGACGATCGTGATCGACTCGTCATCCGAGGGAGCCGTCAGCGTATCGGCGAAAGGCGCGAGCGCCGCCGCGCCGGCGAGCGCGTCCGTCGGCGCCGTGAGCGTGTCAGCGAATGCCATGCTGGCTTGCAGCAGCGTGAATGCATCCGTCGGCGGCGTCAGCGCGTCGGTCAGCGCCGAGCCCGT